TTATGCTGTGGTTAATCGTTTAATCGTTTTCAAAATCGTTTTTTAGTCCAATCATTTTTTTCTCCGATTTGGTTTTTGAAAAGTTATGAAAAAAAGTGATTTCAAAACGATTAAACGATTAACCACACCATAAGATTTCAATCATTATATAACTTTCTTACCATTTATCGTGTAAAAGGCAGTTAATCGTTTTGTTAATCGTTTTGCTAATCGTTTTGAATAATCGTTTTCAGAAACGATTAAACGATTAAATCAAAAAAATATATATTAAGAACTAAAAACAATATAAAGGTTTTTATATTTAGTAATATATAAAGATGCCGAACGATTGTTGGAACAATGTAACATTTGCATTTAAGCAAAAAGGAGATAAAGTAAGTCAAGTATACGACAAGTACTTTAACCACATCAAAGAATATTTTGATAAAGAACTCAATGATGGACATGCTTTCTTTGAAAAGTTTGATGAAACACCAAGAGGAATGATAATAAGATATTTTACTGGTTGGTTGCCTGATGAAGAAACGATAAAAAAAGTCATAGAAGAATATCCTGAAATATACATAAAAAATGAATATGATATAGAAGACGGAGTATGCGGTATTATGATATATAATGAAAATAAATACTCACACTATAAATGGACTGATTTGTGTTTACAACAATCAGCATATTATTTCGGAGATTGTGAGGAAGAAGACTTGAAAGAAGAATAAAATATATATTATTTTCTATGTAATAATATATATGTTAGAAACAACCACAATAATTAGTATAGTTTCCATAATTGTAAGTGTGATAGTAGCAGGACATTACGCATTTAGGAGTGAGTGCTTTGGATTTCTATTTAGCTTTGAAAATGGAGAGTTTGAGATGAGGAATAGCGATATAGATATAGAAGTAAAAGTAAATGAAGAAGGTAAATTGGAATTAGATGTAAATAAAGCAGAAGTATTAGAAGTTCCATTACCAAAATAATATTAGATTATTCCAAAAAATAATATAATATAATAATATAATGAGTGACACAAGAAAAGAACAACTTGTAAAGTTTTATGAAACTCGTCTGAAACAAATGTTAAGCGATGGAGATTTCAAAAGACTTCTTCCAAATTGTAAGGTTTTAGAGTATAAGGATTTCAAAAACTATAACGATTTGTATGAGTTATTACCGAATGAAAAAGACTATGCTATTATTCTAACAGAGTTTAAACCGAATACTGGTCACTGGACTTGCATTACTCGTGATGGGACAAAGTTTTATTGGATGGACAGTTACGGAGTAGCTCCTGATGGAGAAAATAAATATATACCAGCTATGATGAGGAAATTACTCGGTGAGAATGATAAGGACTTAACAAGATTGATAAAAGAAACGAAATTACAAGGTGGAACATTTGATTATAACAGAAAAAAGTATCAAGTGTTAAGAGATAATATAAATACATGTGGTAGATGGGTTTATACATTTATCCAAATGTTTCTGATGAATAACAGTCCTGAAGATTTCAGACGAATAATGAAAAAATTGAAAGAGAATACTGGAAAACCGTATGATATTATTATTACCGAGTATATATAAAGATAAAAAAGGATAAAAAACGATATAAAGAGAAAAAACATATTATAATAAAATGCCTGACTATTCAAAAGGAAAGATATATAAACTTGTTTGTAATAAAACAGGTTTAACCTATTACGGAAGCACAACAGAAACATTAAGTATAAGAAAAGCAAAGCATAAGTGTAGTTTTAAAACTAAAAAACATTGCTGTTCTTCAAGTGAAATAATAAAAAATGAAGACTTTTATATAGTTTTACTTGAAGATTATCCATGTGAAAGAAAAGAACAATTAGAAGCAAGAGAAAGATGGTATATAGAAAATAATGAATGTGTCAATAAAAAAATACCAACAAGAAGTTATAAAGAATATTATGAAGAAAATAAAGAAGAAATAAATAAAAGAAATTGTGAATATGCTAAAAAAAATAGAACTTTTTGTAATGAGATAAGTATAAAAAGTTATTACAAAAATAAAGAAAAAATAAATGAAAAAGCAAAGGAAACTATGAAATGTGAATGTGGAAGTATTTTTAGAAAAGTTGATAAGTCTAAACATTACAAAACAAAAAAACATTTAGAACATTTAGGCGAAAAGTGAAGAAAAAGGAAGAAAAGCGTAAAAAAGTTCCAAATAAAAATATTAAGGTAATGTATAATGGAAACTCCGATCCAAGAAACCGAACCAGTAAATAAATATAAATCAGGAAAGATTTACAAAGTTGTCTGTAATAATACAGGTAAAACATACTACGGAAGCACATACGGAAGTATAGCAAAGAAGAAAGGAAGACATAAGAGTAATTATCATAATGAATATTTGAAAGGAAAGCGTGGATTTGTGAGTGTTTATGATATAATAAAGGAAGGTAATTATGACATATTTTTAGTGGAGAACTATCCGTGTGAAACAAAGGAAGAATTGCACGCAAGAGAGAGATGGTATATTGAAAATAATGAGTGTATAAATATCATGTGGAAACCAAAGAAAATTGAAACAGAAATAGTAAATTAATTTAGTTATGAATGAATACTAACTAAACTAATTAAAGTAAATATAAATCTTTTTCTGCTAAGATACACATTGGATAAGTCTTTAAGATGGTAATAGCACGGGATTTGATTGTTTTGATTTTCTTGATTTGTTCATTTCCTAATCCAAGATATTCTTTTAATAAGTATTGGAGAGTACGCTCACCCATTCCTCTTACGAAAAAAGTAATACTGGTTGCTTCGTGTAAAATCAAACGAGTATTTTTTCCGTCACAAGGAAGATGACTTGTAACAACACAAGAAACATGCGGTTTACGACCAGTCTGTAAAACCATATCAAGAATAGATTTGACTTTCTTTTTTATATTTTCGTCTTGTATAGTGTCGAAATCGTCAAAAACCAAACACATATTAGCAAAGTCATTAATGGTAAACTCTTCTTCTAAAAATCCTTCGTCTAAATCGTATCGTTGAATATATTTGAGATTATCAAAAGCAGGATCTTCGTCCATGGTTGTAAAAAGCCATATTGGATTATTTGGATATTCTTTATGATAATTCTTGCAATAATTAGCACAGAAAATAGATTTACCTGAACCTGACATACCAGTAACAAAAAGAACATCTCGCTCTTTTGCTAAATTAGGATACATTTCCAACTTGGCGTTTTTCAATTGATTTGCTTTAATTTCTTTGAATGAATTGATACTATCTTCATTATCGTCTAATGAGATAAGCGGAGTATTTTTTGTTTTCTTATTGTTTTCAATGATAGTACAAATAGTATCTCCTAATCCTGTTGTATTGAATGACATTCTTACTATAATAATAGATTATATTATTTATTATTATACAATTAGATTATACGATTTTATAAATATATAAACCTGTTCCTGAAGCATTATAACACAATAAATCAATATCACCACCATTAGTACTACCGACAGATATATTGGTTGATACTTTTGCGTTTGGATTTCCATCACTATAAAAAAATCCTGTTAATGTATTTGAAACTGAATTAACACCACCAACAGTTAAACCAGCTCCATTTTGTTTAATATTTAAACCGTTTGGTTTAGAAGTAAAACTACTTGAACCAAACTCACTATTAGGACAAAAAAGACCAACAGTATAATATTTTATACTATCACCTGAAGCAGCTTGAAAAGTATATTGAAATGAAACACCGTAAAAACCTTCAGGCAATACATCAGTAATATTTTGTATTGTAGTTGAACCACTTGTATAAGTAAGGTTAGTAATAGGACTTGGAGTAATTGGATATTGCAACCAGTCGTTAATTTGTAATCTATTTACTAAATAAGAAGAGAACGACATTATATAATAACTAAACAAAATATTTTTTATTTATTATAATTTTACAATTTTATAATTTACATGTGTGATAATCTATTTCTTCTGTGATGGACGGCAGCAGCGGCAGCGACTGGATGATGAATAGCACCTCCCGATGAACTACCTCCTGAACGACCTCCAATAGCAGTATGTTTCATACCACGATGTCCGTGATGTTTTAAGTGATGGCGAATGTGAGCAACACCCATAGCACCTAAACCTCTTCCTCCGACTAATCTTCGGTATTCAGCAGATCCTAAAACAGATTGTTCGGTTTCCTTAGCACGAAGAGTAGCTTCTTTGGTTAGAACACCAACGAAGGCAGATGAAGTTCCACTATTAGTCTCAAAAATACCTGAAGATGGAGTAAGTAGCACACCTTCAATAGCTAAACTTTGACCTGATTGATTAGTAACATTAACGGTAATAAGAACTTGGAATTGACCTAAAGATGAAGCAGAAGCCCACATTGGCAATGATAAATCAGCAGCGGAAACAATAAGCACTGAACCAGTAGTAGCAACTTTTAAAACTTGACCGCCAGTAGAAGCTGTTCCTGAAGCAGGAGAGTATAATTGAGAAGCAGAACCTCCAAACTCATAAAAGGTTTGGTTGGAGCAGTTTTTCTTAGAAAGTTCAAAAAGTTGCGACTGACTGGAACTGCTAAGGAGACCGCTTGCGTTATTGAAATTAATTGTTACACTATTAATGGTAAGGAAACTCGCACTATCATTCCAATTTTGAGATGACATTTGTTTACGAACAGCAATGACTAAATAGTCAGGAATATTGGAAAGTTGAACAGTTGGAAAAGTAACATTAGTAGAAGCACCAGCAGCCAAAGGAGAATTACCGTTAAATGGAGTAATATAGTAAGAGTAATCGTAGTATGGTAAAACATTTTTAGAAGTACTCATTTTAGCAACTTGAGCAGGAGTAGGAGATAAGAACTCCATTTGAATATTTGTATTGGAAAAACCATTAGGATCAGCAGCAACTAAAGCAGAAGCAGCAGAAGGAACAACCCAACCAAGTTGAATAGAATTGACATATCCAGTAGCACTACTCCAAACACGAGTACAGGTATTATCAACAGTAAAGTTAAGGTTCAAAGTATTCAATCCGTAGAAACCAGCCTTGTTACTTTCAAATCCTTCCAAAGCAGAGATAGGAGAAAGTCCTAAAATTGGTTCAATTATTTTAGATTTAACATAGACGTACCAAACATCGGCAACATTAGCACTCGTAAGAGCAGTTCCGTAATTAACTAAAACAGGAGTACCAGTAGAAGCAGGAACATAAACTACATATAGTTCGGATAAAGGAAAAGCACCACGAGGAATGAAATCTTGATCTAAACCTGCAGTAGAGAAATCAGAAAGAGGATTACCATTAGCACCAACAGCATCAGCATAATTATAATACATATTATCAATTTTAGATGGAGTAGTCGATTGGTAAGCACCCAATTTACGCATATCGTAAAATCTCAATAGAAGATCCTTAATTTGTCTAATATTGGATGAAACGGTAGTGTTGTTAATTTGAGCAGAAGAAACATTAAACAAAGAGTTCAAAGGAAAAGATTGGAAAGCATCAGTAAGACCGTATTGAAATATTTCAGATCCAGTTTTACCAGCAGGAACACCAGTAATCATTAAAGTAAGTTTCAAATCAGTAGAAATACTTGGAGAACGAACAGTAATAATTTCTTGACTTGGTATTTGGATAGAGAAATTTATTTGTTGATTAGAAGCAGTATTTGCTTGAAATGATTGGTAAGTCTTTTGAGCAGCACCGTCAGTAACGGCAAACTCCAATTCAGAGGAAATATCGGCAATAGCACTCTCGGTTACAAGGATAGTTTTTATGTCAGCCATGTTTATAATAATTGATGAGATAAAAATTATCATAGAAATAGACAATTACGTAAAAAGAAAAAAATACCTAAATCTTATTTGGTTATTCCGATAGTATCTCTTTTTTGGAATAAAATCTTCATTGTTAAATTACCGCCACTAACTAACCTAAATGGAATTAACTCTCCTGTCTTAATTCTATAAAAAACGGAAATATCAATTGTGTTAAATGGGCGTTGACTGATGAGTTGAGTATATCTATATTGAGAACTTGGAACATAGTAAATATTTGGTTTATAAGAATTATCTGTACTAAAGTCTGTGATAATATTACTTGTATTATTGTTCGAACCGAAGTTCTGTAAAGCATTATTGTTATATGTTAAAAGTGGATTGGAAACTGCTTCAGGAACAATTGGAATAGAATTACTGGTAAATACTATTCCTGTAACTGGGTTCCAATTCAAAGTAGTATCTAATTCTTGTGTTAAAGAATATGTAGTAGTAGTTCCATCACTAATAGTATTCCAAATGAGAGTAGCAGAAAGAAGATTGTTGTAAAATCCTGATACAGTAGCGTTAAAACTACTAAATAAAGAATACAAGGCAGCGTTCATTTGTAATTTTGGTTGTTGAGAGGCAGTAGAACCATGAACTCCTGAACCATCATAAGTAATAGTAGCCAATCTATTTGAATTGTCCCAAGTCATTACAGGAGGAGTAGTAGTTCCAAGAGAAGTATCTCCTAAACCAGCCGTTGCAACTTGATTTTTCAAAGCAGTATAAGCAGCAGCAATAGCGGTATTTATCAATCCAATAAAATACTCATAAGTAAGAATATTGTAATAACCTTGTGAGTTGTCTTGAACAGGCGGATTATTCAAACTTGGAGCAGATGGAACACTTGGATATGTCAATTGAGGAACAAACTCTAAATATTGAGATGTTGAATATAGATGACTTGAAACATCTCCTATATAAGTAAATCCAACTTGTAATGTAGAGAGATTAGTATCACTCTGATTAGGTTGAATAGGCATAATGAAAATAGGTAATGATTGAGTATCCAATGTAAACTTTACTATACTCATGTAAAAATTACTTGGATAATAAAGAACAGGAGCGGATCTTGTCTCAGTATATACTAATGGCTTTGGAGTTTGGTCTACATTATCTAAATTAGTACAGTTGATATTTACATATAATAGATCAGGATCATTTTGAGCTAATGCGGTTGTAGAACTTATCATGTTTATATTATATGACTATAAAAATATCTCTAAAACAAAAAAACTATTGATAAAGAATGACTAAAAATAATCTATTTTAGATTATAAAAAATCTAAAAATTGAAATAGATTATATGAAAATCCATTTTAGATTATCAAATAATCCAATAAATATTTAGATTATATTTAGATTATTAATATTTTACATCATAAATAGTAATAATTTTAAAATTATTACTAATATTCATTAGATTATAAATATTTTTATTGTTTTTTATTTATAATCTAACAATAATCTATTATTTTTTTGGATTATTTCGTAATCTATTTTAGATTATTCCATCAAAGGATATTTTAGATTTTTTTATTTCGTGTGTAATATTTATTTTTGGTGTTCGTAAATGTCGCTCGTAATATGGTGTTGGTGTTTGTGTTATGTTTTGTGATTTTATCACACGATAAACTGCTATGAATAATATATATTTCAGGTTCATATATATTATCAGATTTGTTTATTTTATTAAAATTGTTTAAATCCAGCATTCGCATATCTTTCAGGATGTTCTTTTATGTCTTTTGCACTTAACATTTTACCTTTTTCATCAAAAGGTCTTCCTAAATAATCTGTATAAAACTTTTTTTTGGTTTGATATTGAATTATTCCTCCTCTCAATCCTGCTAAATATTTATGAACTTCATCCATTCTTGGCTTTCGTTGTCTTCTTATTTTTCTTCCATAACCGTACTCATTTTGTTCTACCATATCATAATCAATATTCGGAGTATTTGGCGGTGCTTCTAATAATGGGTAAATATCTTCTACTTCTTCATAATCTCTCTGTATATCTTCTGGTATTCTTATTTGTGTTAGATCTTGTATTCCATTTAATATTTGAGTTCTTGCTACTTCAACTGCTCTTATTAATTGCTCTTGCACTCTTCTTTCATAATTATCTAAATCTAATCCATTTTGTATTAAAAACTCTCTTGCTATTTCAATTGCTTTTTGTTTCAATCTTTCTAATACTAATTGGTATAATAGTGCTGATAAAAATCCTACTACTACTTCTATCATTCCTCCTCTTTGTAATCTTCTTCTTCCTGCTCCTTGTTGTATTATATCTATTTTCTCTCCTAATCCTGTGATTGTATTTGTTAATTTTCTATACCAGTCCATTCCTTCAAATAATATGTTTACATCTTGCTTGACAAATACACGATTTTCTTGATTACCTAATTCGTTTCCGTCCAATAAATACATTACGAACTTTTGACAATTATTAGATTTTGCAGAGTATCCAATAAAATCTTTCATTCCTGCCTGTTTTATTCCATTTTCTATAAATTCATTCAAAGTTATTACTCTTCCGTTTAATGATACTTCATCATATTCCGCCTTTTTATTGGATGATACTTTATTACCTTTGAATAATTTCACTACTGCCTCTTTTTCACATGTAAATACTCCTTTGTTGGTATTTATCAACATTCCTAAATGAAAAAAATCCTCATACGGAGATTGTTCCACTCTTTTATTGAACTCTCCTAATGATGACACATTCAAAGCAAAAGTTAATCCTTTACTCAATGGCGTTCTGAATAGTGTTATATTTTGTATAATAGCATCTCCATCTTTTTCCAATACCTTATTTACATCAGGCGGTAATTCTTTGCGTCCGTATATCAATGCTGGTGTTATTTTTGCTATATCGTAAAGTGATGGTGTTTTTATCTTGAATGGATTTAATGAACTCATTGAAAATCCTCCTGATAAATGATGATATGCTATTACTAAATCTACCGATTTGTCTAGTTTTATTGTTCTGAACTCGGTATATCCGTTTTTTTTCAATGTTTTTGGTGTTATTTGTCTAAATCGGTAAAACTTTTTGGTTTCATCAACTTTTTTGACTTTATAACCGTGTTGTAAAACCCATTCCATAGCATTTTCTAATGAATAATATTTCTTCTTCACTAAAACTGATTGTACTTTATAATTATCCATGATATATATAAAGATATAGATAAAATATTTGGTTTATACTGGTGGTGGTGTAAATATTAATTCTATTGGTTCATAAGCAAGTAATCCTTGAAACTCAAATGTAGCTACTTGATCTAATGATACTCCTGCTTTATATGTTAAATTGATATTTTGTGTTCCATCTGTTATATTTGCTATTTGTGTTATTGTGACTTCTTTGTATTGTGTAGGTTCTAAATCATAAGTATCTAAAACATTATAATATTGGTTATTTAATCCTTGTAATTCTAATGTTAATAATGCTGCTGGTTTACCATTTGTCAAACATTTTATTAACATAGTATAAGTCAATAGGTAATTTCCATTTTTCAATCCTGTTATATTTTTATTTATGACAGTTGTGGCGGTATTAGATACTACTAATGGAATTGATACTCCTCCTTCTAATGTTACTCCAATAATTCCTGATGTTGTTGGATTTAATCCGCTTCCTAAATATGAACTGAATGACATGATATATATATTCAAAATATTTTTAATTTGAATTAACATAACCTCCTGCATCTGTTATTAATATTTGATTATTACCTTTATTTA